AAACACAACCTGTGAACAGGGGTGGTACCGGGTTAACAAGTTATACAACCGGAGATATTCTTTATGCAACAAGTAGTACTACATTAACGAAATTATCCATAGGTGCAAATGGTAAAGTTTTGAAAAGCGATGGTTCAGCTATATATTGGGGTGATGATGAAATATACGGAAGTGCGGGTGTTGGTACACTTAGCCAAGTTGTTAACACCGGAAACACGACCTCAAATACAGTGCAATTCACAAATACCACAAACTCCATTGTGGCTAGTGGTAATATATCTGCACAAAGGTTTTACGGAGATGGCACCACTCTAACGGGTGTAGCTTTAAGTACGGATATGGCCTCGAATGCTGGTAGGATTACAAACCTAGAGACCAATCTGGCTTCGAACTCCACGAGGATTACAAACCTAGAGACCAATCTGGCTTCGAACTCCACGAGGATTACAAACCTAGAGACCTCAAACGGATATATTTGGTCCAATCTGGCTTCGAACTCCACGAGGATTACAAACCTAGAGACCAATCTGGCTTCGAACTCCACGAGGATTACAAACCTAGAGACCTCAAACGGATACATATGGTCCAATCTGGCTTCGAACTCCACGAGGATTACAAACCTAGAGACCTCCAACGGATACATATGGTCCAATCTGGCTTCGAACTCTACGAGGATTACAAACCTAGAGACCTCCAACGGATACATATGGTCCAATCTGGCTTCGAACTCTACGAGGATTACAAACCTAGAGTCCAATCTGGCTTCAAATGCTGGTAGGATCACAAACCTAGAGACCTCGAATGGTACGGTGTGGTCCAACTTGTTTGATAATGTAAATCCACGTGTTACAGCATTAGAGGGTGAAACACAACCTGTGAACAGGGGTGGTACCGGGTTAACAAGTTATACAATTGGGGACTTATTATACGCATCTAGTTCCACGGTACTTTCAAAAATAACTATAGGTTCCGCTAATCAGGTTTTGACTGTTTCTGGGGGTGTTCCTTCATGGCAAAATGCAACAGGGGGTGGTGGAAGTTCTCTTAATAACATAACCGAAATTGGTAGCAATACGGGTATTTCCAATACAACTCCTCAATATACGCTACATGTTGGTTCGAATGTTATTATAGATGACGAGGGTAGTGAAGTTTTATATGTGGTGGGAAATGTATATTCTACAAATGAAGTCATAGGTATAAGAGGAGTCAGAACAAATGCTCTTCATACCGGATCTCTTTTTATAAAAAACTCTACCGTAATTGCCGAAAGACCTACACGAAAAATTACATTAACTTAAATATAGAGATATATAAATGAGCGAAGTTCAATCCAGTACGACCGGTATTTGGGCGGGACCGGTACATCTCGGCTCCCAGCCGGGGGACGAGTTTGGGCATTCTATAGCTCTTAATTTCGAGAGTACCCGCTTAGCGGTGGGTGCACCTGGGAATAATTCAGATACAGGTTATGTATACGTCGCTGACTACGACGAGGAAGCTAATACATGGACACAGGTGGGTAGTAATATCACTGGACCTCACACATCCTCTCGCTTTGGGCATTCTATAGACATGAATTGGACGGGTGATAGAATAATAGTGGGAGCAAATACCGCTTCAAATGTATATATTTATGATTATTCGAGTGGATGGACCCTGAATCATGTAATAAATACCTCTATTACAAGTTTTGGTCACTGTGTTTCGTTAGCAAATGACGTTTCAAATAGATTGTGTGTGGGGGCACCAGATGTCAATACCGTATATGTATATGAAGAGCGTAATGGAACATGGAATCTTGATTTTTCTAATGTAGGGACGGATTTTGAAAATGTAACACCCTTAAGTTACGGTGCGGGTCTTACCGATCGTTCAACATGGACATATAGTAATTTGACATATATAAATGTGTATAGTACATACACACAATATGGATACTCTGTACAAATGTCTGCATTTGGGGAACATATTATAGTCGGTGCACCCGGTACACGGTTTTTGCAGATAGATTCAACTAACTCAGATGCAACCCAGGTATATCAAAGTAATACACACATCATCGGCACCACCCCCCCGCCCATATTCACAAATAATAAAGGTAATTATCAATCTGGACACGCGAGAATATTTAAATGTCCTAATGAAGGTGATTGGACTTCTGGTGTAACACAAGTTGGTCAACTTCTCCGGGGTGACCCAGATGGAAACAGGCTTGATTATTGGGACCATTATCGTACGTCATTGCCAGGGTTTGGATTCAATACACATATTAGTTATGATGGCAATACAATATTAGTAACGAGTGTAGAACAGGGTGTGAGGAGCGAGTCTGTTGACTATAACACATCTGCGGGTAGGGTAAGCTATTATACTTACAATACTTTGGAAAATACATGGGAACATCAACAGAATATAACTGGTGGTATAGGTTCTTTAACTGGTTGGGGTAGCGCCTTGAGCTATGATGGTGTGCGTATAGGACATACCGAATTGAACAAATCCCTATTTACTAAACTTTATGATTGGAATGGTTTAGCGTTTTATGATGTTTCTTTACCCATATCTGGAATATCCGGATATAATTACCAACAATCGACTTTATTGGGTTATGATTTTGCGATGGTAAATGGCAAATATGCAGCTGTATCAGCGCCGTATTACAATTCTCAAGCTGGAAGTGTCCATGTATTTAAATATGATTTAACTTCTATATATAATGGCAACTCCCTGTTTAGTGGATATGTAAAAGCAGAAAGTGTGTTCATAGGAGCGAGTGATGGTGGGTCCACCGATGGCACGAAACGCTTACTATTCGGTGGTACAAACGGTGATAATTCTTATGAATGTTCTACCCTAGAAAATAGAGTGTACTATACTACTGGTAAATCATCTGAATTATTATTGGCCAAGTTACCTGGAAATGGTGGTCAGGAACTAAATCCGGATAGAGTAAGACTAAAAGCTCCGGGTATAATTTTCGACTGTCCTCGGGGAGATACTGCAGTGAATCAATCTAGATACATAGAAACCCCTGTTTTCGTTATGAATGGATATCAATGTACAGGTGTGGGGCATAGTAGTGTCATGGACCCAAAAGCGCATATGGACATAATAGGAGATTCACGTGCAACATCCAAAATCACAGTATCTTCGGATAGAAAAATGAATTGGAGAGCTGTTAGAGGTGAACATGATAACGATCCAACCGAAAAGAATGGTTGTTATTTGTTTTACAATACAAGGGATGAAAATGTTATAGCGAGTGGCAATGTATATTCATATAATTTTCATTATATATATTCGCAGGAGTCGAATGGAGTACCTCATAATGTTACGTATGATTCGGGTGTAAAGGGGTTAAGTTTTTCAGGGTCTTCTACTAGCAATGTTACTACAAATCAATATAGATACGCTACTATGAATGGTGATACCGTTGAAAAATTATCATTTTGGGTCAGGTGTAATAATGTAGGTGCGTCTTATGAGCAGGTTTTAGATTTTGGTGGTCATGTTGTTTCTATAAAACAGGACGCCATAAAGTTATATGTAAATGGAAGTGATTATGTTTCATCATCACAAACGATTGTTAGTGATAGGTGGTATCACATTTTTATAGACATACATCGTGGTAGTACACCTAACTATAGCTTTACGGTTTACCTTGATAATATACAAATATTGTCACAAACTTTAGGTACACCCCTAAATAATCTTTTAAACCGAATAATATTTGGTGGTGGACTTAATGGGTACATAGGTACACCCCTGTTTTCAGCGGGTGAAACGGCTCAAGATAGAACGGAACTCTATAATTACGGACCACCAGATGAAGTCTTCGCAGTCGGAGGAGGTGCTGTAGTTGAAGGAAACTTGGGTGTAGGCGTAACAAACCCCACGGTACCCCTCGAAGTCAATGGGTTTGTGAAAAATAAAAATCCTCGATTTTATGCGTATAATAATAGTGGTGGGTCAACCACATCGACGGGTGTTTTGAACGTATTTAATCTAACACACGTAAACACGGGTAATCACTATGATACAACATCGAGTAGATTTACAGCGCCTGTAGATGGAGTGTATGAGTTTAAATTTGCTGCATTGCATAGATATATATCTTCGGGTGGATCGAGTGAATTATCTTTCTCTAAAAATGGAACAAATGTCAATGTTAGAGGTGTTTCATATACATACGTGACGGCTACATCTGACCATGATTATAACATAGCTGAGATCATGCTTGATTTACAAGCTGGTGATTATATAGAGCCATACATCCACAGTGTTACAAGTGGAACTGATATATATTACGGTGGTGGTTTAGCACATTTTTCCGGTAAGTTTTTGGGATGAATACATTATATGGGAAATAATTTCCATAAAAGGTATTCAATTTCATTTTATTTCACTTTTTACTTTCCAATTGAATCCATAGCCGCTAATGCCACCACTCCGACAATAAAAAATAAAACAACATAATTACATTCTGTATTTTCATCAACCTTGACGGGAACTTTTCTTTTCACTGGCTTCTGAGGAACCATTGGTGTCTCCGGTTCGTCAAAATCTATAGGTGCATACGCAATCATATTATACTACTATACTTAGACATTTATTTCAACGGCATTCTTTTTAGATTTACGTCCCTTCTTAGCTCCCTTTTTAACCACCGGTAATTTAATATCCTTAACATCACCCAGATCATCTTCGCTCATGACAACGGAAACAATATCAGACACGGAATCCTCTTCATCTATGGGCGGGGGTGTCACCATATCTTGTTGAGGTGTATCCTGAACCTGGGGGGTTGTGTTCATGGGTGGGGGTGGAGGCATCATGATATTACCCATGAGGGAAGATATGTCAAATCCAGGACCCTGCATTTCATGTCGCCCATCACCACCCGTCGCGGGTGCAGGGGTGCTCGTGGCTCCTTGAGAAGACATGGTGTTCTGTACTGCTGACATCATATTTTGCATGAGACCCGGATTCTGTTTCATCACATCATTCACATTGGGCATCACAGATTTAAACATGCTGTTAGTGAGGTGGAACATCATGGCACTACCACCAAGCATCATGATGAGCTTGACTTCAGGAGCCACGTGCATCTTGGTTCTGTACTTGACATATAATTCCTCGAAAACTTCATCATAATCATCCACATTTTCCATAACATTTTCAGACCAACCTTCAAGTTGAATCTCGAAAGGGTTATATCTTTTGTTCAAAAACTCGAGACCGGTAACACATGCTATGAGCATGCGCCTAGAAAACTTTACAGATTTATCAACATCTATGCTGTATGTGATTCTTTTTACCTCTGAACGGAGATCGTCAACAGGGGAATAAACATTCAATCGTTTATTGATAGCAAAACCCTTCTTCTCTAGACGCCCAAGTTTATTCACCAAATCCGCCTTTTCTTCATCTATGGAAGAATAACCAGGAGATGGTACCTCTTCTTCCATACCCATACCCATTCCCCCCATCCCACCCTCATACTCTGGCTCGTTATCGTATTCGCCATAATCTATGGGATCTTCGGGTCTTGGTGGAATTGGTTCAGATTGTTTATTAGGATTCGCAAAAGAATCTATATCTTCCTGATATTCGGGTTGTGGAGGAGGAGCCCCACGCACAGGAGGTGCGCGAGCTCGTGTAGGTTTCTTAGATGGAATCTCCAGTCTAATCTCATCCATCATAGCCTGTTCATCATCATCTAACTTTAAAATATTATTATCACCACGGTCAATGACAATCTCACCGTCCATACTACACTTTATAATGAAACTATTCCAAACTCTTTAACGCACTTTAATTAAAAATATTTACATTTAGTAAATGAAACTTAACAGGACTAATCGCCGTACCCTTAACGCTGTGCTCATTGTAATTTTGCTTATAATCGTGCTTCAATGGTTCATGTCCACACGTACCAGTGGATACAGGGGTAAGGAAATTACCATAGAGCCCGCCTCGGATGAATCCCTTTTTGATCTTCCTGTGGAAGAATCGTGCCTCCCGGGCCCCGACGAAACGTCGTCGGCTTATGCCATACCCCCGGGTGGTGTGTGCGGTGCTCAGAAGCTTGTGCGTGACCACGCTAGCTACAAGATAATCTAAGTTAATATAAATGGCCTTAGTTACCACGACGCCAATATCATCCATACCCGATTTCAAATATGAGTATCACACTGTTACAGTCGATACTATAAATCAAGCTAGTAAAAATACCTTTACAATACATTTGCAACAGCCCCTTGAAAATGTTGTTCAGGCGAGACTCTGTGCTGCACAAATTAATACTGGAACTTCTAATGTTTGTCATATTTCCATTTCGGAACTTAATACAAACTTTAGTCAGAGAGGAACAAGTGACTTGGAGGGGGAATCTTCTCTCACTGTCCTAAACAGGTCTTTCGGATCTTTGATCGGTGACGGTGCTACGGCTATTAATTTTAAAGATAACTACCCAGTCGTACAACAATACCTAGATCCCATAAAAAGATTAAGCAGGATGACCTTCACTTTGAGGGATGATAGAGGTCAGACTCTCCCGGGAACACAAGATAACTTTTTTATTTTTAGATTTGTTTGTGATAAACCCAATTTACCAGGGCGTTAGTTTTTTTAATTTTTTAAACCTCATAGTATTATAAATGTCTTCTGGGATAGTTCAATTGATAGCCGTTGGTGCACAAGACGAGTACATCATGGGGAACCCCGAAATATCATTTTTTAGCTCCACATACAAGAGACACTCTAACTTTTCACAGTCCGTAGAAAAACAGAC